GAGGAAGACCCGGAAGCCATACTGCGCTACGGACGCAACCTGCTGAAGATGGATGCGTTCGGCTGCACCAGTCGCGGTCAGGCCCACCGTGCCGGGCTGTGGGTGATAAAGACCGGACTGCTGGAAACGCAGACGGTGGATTTCACGCTTGGGTCACAGGGGCTGCGTCACACACCCGGTGACATTATTGAAATCTGTGATAACGACTATGCCGGGACCATGACCGGCGGACGTGTCCTGTCCATCGATGCCGCCAGCCGCACCCTGACGCTGGACCGTGAGGTGACACTGCCGGAGACCGGTGCCGCCACGGTGAACCTGATTAACGGCAGCGGTAAGCCGGTGAGTGTGGACATCACCGCACACCCCGCGCCGGACCGGATACAGGTCAGTACCCTGCCTGATGGTGTGGAGACATACGGGGTGTGGGGACTCTCCCTGCCGTCACTGTGCCGTCGCCTGTTCCGCTGTGTCTCCGTCCGGGAAAACACGGACGGCACCTTTGCCATCACGGCGGTGCAGCACGTACCGGAAAAAGAAGCCATCGTGGATAACGGTGCCCGCTTTGAGCCGCAGTCAGGTTCCCTGAACAGCGTCATCCCACCGGCAGTACAGCACCTGACGGTGGAGGTGAGTGCAGCTGACGGCCAGTATCTGGCGCAGGCTAAATGGGACACGCCGCGGGTGGTGAAGGGCGTGCGCTTCAGTCTGCGCCTGACCAGTGGTAAGGGAACGGATGCCAGACTGGTGACCACCGCCATCACCGCAGACACGGAGCACCGTTTCAGCGGCCTGCCGCTCGGGGAATACACCCTGACGGTGCGGGCGATAAACAGCTATGGCCAGCAGGGTGAACCTGCCACCACCACCTTCCGGATTGCCGCACCGGCAGCACCGTCGCGGATTGAGCTGACGCCGGGCTATTTTCAGATAACCGCCACGCCGCATCTTGCCGTTTATGACCCGACGGTACAGTTTGAGTTCTGGTTCTCGGAAAAGCGGATTGCGGATATCAGGCAGGTTGAAACCGCAGCCCGCTATCTTGGCTCGGCGCTGTACTGGATAGCTGCCAGTATCAATATCAAACCGGGCCATGATTATTATTTTTATATCCGCAGTGTGAATACTGTTGGCAAATCGGCATTCGTGGAGGCTGTCGGTCGGGCGAGCGATGATGCGGAAGGTTACCTGGATTTTTTCAAAGGAGAAATCGGGAAAACACATCTGGCCCAGGAGCTGTGGACGCAGATTGATAACGGTCAGCTTGCGCCGGACCTGGCTGAAATCAGGACGTCCATTACGAATGTCAGCAATGAAATCACGCAGACCGTCAATAAAAAACTGGAAAATCAGAGTGCGGCAATCCAGCAGATACAGAAAGTTCAGGTTGATACAAATAATAACCTGAACAGCATGTGGGCCGTGAAACTGCAGCAGATGCAGGACGGACGCCTTTATATTGCGGGTATCGGTGCCGGTATTGAGAATACGCCAGCAGGAATGCAGAGTCAGGTGCTGCTGGCGGCAGACAGGATTGCGATGATTAATCCTGCGAATGGCAACACAAAGCCGATGTTTGTTGGTCAGGGCGATCAGATATTTATGAATGAAGTGTTCCTGAAATATCTGACGGCTCCCACCATACCAGTGGCGGCAATCCTCCGGCATTTTCCCTGACATCAGACGGAAAGCTGACCGCTAAAAATGCGGATATCAGTGGCAGTGTGAATGCGAACTCCGGGACGCTCAACAACGTCACGATTAACGAGAACTGTCGGGTTCTGGGAAAACTGTCCGCGAACCAGATTGAAGGCGATCTCGTTAAAACAGTGGGCAAAGCTTTCCCCCGGGACTCCCGTGCACCGGAACGGTGGCCATCAGGGACCATTACCGTCAGGGTTTATGACGATCAGCCGTTTGACCGGCAGATTGTTATTCCGGCGGTGGCATTCAGCGGCGCTAAACATGAGAGAGAGAGCATACTGATATTTACTCCTCATGCCGTCTGATAGTGCGGAAAAACGGTGCTGAAATTTATAACCGTACCGCGCTGGATAATACGCTGATTTACAGTGGCGTTATTGATATGCCTGCCGGTCACGGTCACATGACGCTGGAGTTTTCGGTGTCAGCATGGCTGGTGAATAACTGGTATCCCACAGCAAGTATCAGCGATTTGCTGGTTGTGGTGATGAAGAAAGCCACCGCAGGCATCAGTATCAGCTGAATTTTTATAACCCATATACGGGCGCCAGAAATGGCGCCTTTTTATTGCAGAAAAGCGAGAGGTAATTATGCGTAAACTTTATGCCGCCATTTTGTCCGCAGCCATCTGTCTGGCCGTATCCGGCGCGCCTGCATGGGCGTCTGAGCAGCAGGCCACGCTGAGCGCGGGGTATCTTCATGCCCGGACGAGCGCTCCCGGTAGCGATAATCTTAACGGGATTAACGTGAAATACCGTTATGAATTTACGGACACGCTGGGGCTGGTGACGTCATTCAGCTATGCAGGAGACAAGAATCGCCAGCTTACCCGTTACAGCGATACCCGCTGGCATGAAGATTCCGTGCGTAACCGCTGGTTCAGCGTAATGGCGGGGCCGTCTGTGCGCGTGAATGAATGGTTCAGCGCGTATGCGATGGCGGGTGTGGCTTACAGCCGTGTGTCGACTTTCTCCGGGGATTATCTTCGCGTAACTGACAACAAGGGGAAAACGCACGATGTGCTGACCGGAAGTGATGACGGTCGCCACAGCAACACGTCTCTGGCGTGGGGGGCTGGCGTGCAGTTTAACCCGACCGAATCCGTGGCCATTGATATTGCTTATGAAGGCTCCGGCAGTGGCGACTGGCGCACTGACGGTTTCATCGTGGGTGTCGGTTATAAGTTCTGATTAGCCAGGTAACACAGTGTTATGACAGCCCGCCGGTTCAGGCGGGCTTTTTTGTGGGGTGAATATGGCAGTAAAGATTTCAGGTGTACTGAAAGACGGCACAGGAAAACCGGTAGAGAACTGCACCATTCAACTGAAAGCCAGACGTAACAGCGCCACGGTGGTGGTGAACACGGTGGCCTCTGAAAATCCGGATGAAGCCGGTCGTTACAGCATGGACGTTGAGTACGGTCAGTACAGCGTTATTCTGTTGGTGGAAGGGTTCCCGCCGTCACATGCCGGGACCATCACCGTGTATGAAGATTCTCAACCGGGGACGCTGAATGATTTTCTCGGTGCCATGTCGGAGGATGACGTCCGGCCGGAGGCACTGCGTCGTTTTGAACTGATGGTGGAAGAAGCGGCGCGTCACGCTGAGGAGGCGAAGAAGAATGCCGGAGAGGCGGAGACGTCCGCGAGGAATGCCGGCATATCAGCCAGTCAGGCAGAAGAGAGCGCGGCAAATGCTGACACTTCAGCAGGGGATGCATCGGAGTCAGCCCGGCAGGCGGCAGAAAGTGCAGCCGCTGCAAAGCAGTCAGAGGATGCGTCCTCGTCCTCGGCCTCTGCGGCCGCTCAAAAAGCCAGTGAGTCATCACAAAGTGCAGCAGATGCTGAGTTGTCAAAAAAGACGGCAGAAAGTGCAGCCGGTAATGCAGCCAGGGATGCAACGACCGCAACAGAAAAAGCCCGGGAGTCAGCAGAAAGCGCACAGTCAGCGGAACAAAGCAGGATAGCGGCGGAAGAGGCCGTAAACCGAATCCCCACGGTGGTGGGGCCTCCCGGGCCAAAGGGGGAACCGGGTCCCGCGGGTCCTCAGGGGCCGAAGGGAGATAAAGGAGAGCGTGGAGACACCGGTCCGGCAGGGGCAACCGGTGAAAGGGGGCCGGCAGGTGATGCTGGTCCGGCAGGCCCGGCAGGCCCGGCAGGCCCACAGGGACCGAAAGGAGAAACAGGTGCGGCTGGCCCGGTGGGGGCAACCGGACCTCAGGGGCCGAAGGGCGACCCGGGGGAGACGCAAATACGGTTCCGTCTGGGGCCGGGAAACATTATTGAGACAAACAGCCATGGCTGGTTCCCGGATACAGATGGCGCACTCATCACCGGACTGACCTTTCTTGACCCCAAAGATGCCACACGGGTTCAGGGTTTTTTCAGCATTTGCAGGTCAGGTTTGGTGACGGGCCGTGGCAGGATGTTAAGGGGCTGGATGAAGTGGGCAGTGATACAGGCAGAACAGGAGAATGACATGAACATATTAAAAAAATTATGCAGCGTCTGTGCGGTTGCGGAAAGCATGATGACCGTGAAAACGGGGAGTTACTTACAGCACAGCTGCGACTGGGACCGGCAGACATTCTGGAGTCCGATGAGAATGGTATTATCCCGGAGCAGGACAGGGTAATCACGCAGGTGGTGATACTGGATGCGGATAAAAAGCAGATACAGTGCGTGGTAAGACCGCTGCAAATCCTGCGTGCTGACGGGACGTGGGAAAATATTGGCGGGATGAAATAGCCCGACAGCTTCACAAAAACCGGAGTCCGGCTCCGGTTTTTGTTGTCATGTATGGGGGCTGTTTGTTATGACTCCCTGTGTTTGGAATGAATATTTAAATAGGGAGTTTTGTCATGCCGTTAACATCAGCTATTGCATCCAATTCATTTTCCACCTGAATGCAGGTTCTTCGTGCTCAAATGGCCGCCAGTGGCGGTGGAGAAATTACAGTAGGCGGGCAGACGGTCCGTATCACATATAGTGAAACGGATGGTCGCTTTCTGGCGAGTGGGGGCAATAACAGTTTGCTTTCTGGATTATTACTTACAGGGCTTAATGGTGGTCCTGAAGCGCTCAGGGATATAATGTTAAGAATGGTTTCAGGTTCAGGTAACACACAATCACATGGTGATATTGAGGGGAAAATATCACAATGTAAGTTTTCTGTTAATACGGAGAGCCTTCAGTGTCCATCCGAGGCGGTTCGATGCCCAATTATACTGGATAAACCAGAAGAAGGTGTGTTTGTTAAAAATTCAGAAGGTTCTTTGGTTTGTACCTTATTTGATTCGGTTTCTTTTTCTCATTTGGTTCGCGACGGTGGGAAGCACCCGCTAACACGAGAACCAATAACGTCATCAATGATTGTAAGTCAAGAACAATGTATTTATGACCAAACCAAAGGAAACTTTGTCATAAAGGATAAGTGAAATAAATATTACCCAAGCTATATGTTAACTGCCAGTTGCTTATATGAAATGCTACAGATGTTCAGGGTATAAGGATGTGGTAATTGGTGTACTGGATGCAGCTAAAAAGCATATACAGTGAGTGGTGAGGCCGCTGCAAATCTGGCGTGCTGACGGGGAAATATTGGCGGGATGAAATAGCCGACGGATTCACAAAAACCGGAGTCCGGCTCCGGTTTTTGTTGTCATGTCAGGGAGATGTTTGTTATGAAGCCCAGAGGAAATATTTATCTGTATGAAGGAATATGGTAATGCCTGGATTAGTATCATATATATCATCGACTTCATTCGCGAATGAGATGGCGGAGATGCGTCAGCAGGTAATGGAAGGGCAGATTGGTGGATTTCTCCTGGGAGGGGAGAGAGTTAGAGTTTCTTATTTATTTCAATTGCATTAATATCTTGAATGGATTACATAGAGTTAATGTATCCAGTACTCCCTATTCTCTTGCATATAATACATGTTGCAACTTACATCTCAGCGCTATGAAAAAACACCACCTCTCTCTTTATGAAATTCTGGATTTACCAAGCGCTAATTTATCATTTCAATCTACCTTTAAGTATTGCATTTATCTCCCTACGAGGTCATACTTTAGGAAGTTAAATATGAATGATAATATACCTACAGCGCGAAATCACAAACAATCGACTTGTATTACAGAAAAAACATGCCTATATTTTTAAACTTCACAGCAGGAAGTATCTTACCTGAGAATGAGCTAGCATCTTTACGTTATATTGTGCAGCAAAATCAAAATGATACTGTAATCATAAAAGAACGTTATAAAATGGATATCCGTTATATCGAATCAGTCAATGGTTTTACAGTAAATCCTGTATGCAGTAATCATTTCTCCATATTTATGGCGAGACAAAACACTATTGCTCGCAACCTGGAACAGCAGATCAACAACGGACGAAGTTTTGCACAAATATCTCAGGATTTTATGCTTCAATTATCTTCAAATATAGGATGGAAAAAAGGGGCCGAAAACGCCCTTAAAAATAAAATCCATTCTCATTCATTTGTTGTAAATCCTGATGAATTCTCTTGCGACACACAATTTCTTAAGTGCCCAATAACATTATGCGTTCCAGAAAAAGGGGTTTTTGTCAAGAATGCACTGAACTCCAACATATGCACTCTTTATGATAAGTCTGCGTTCATGAATCTCACAAGAGAACATCTACCCCACCCTCTCAGCAGGGAAAAGATAGTAAAAGAAATGATTATTGAAAGGAATATGTGTTATTTTGACACCATAAGTCAGCATTTCATAATTATGGATGCAGACCAACAGAAACAGCATTGTAAATAAAATGTAATAATTACATACTATTAGTGATTCTCATGCATCGTAAGCGGCTCGCCAGAACCGTATTGATATTTACTGAGGAGCCTGTACATAGATTTGTGTAATTGCCTGATTTTGATATGTTCAATCCAACATCAAAAGCAGGTTAATTTATGGACGAAAAACAGTTGCAGGCTCTGGCTAACGAACTGGCCAAAAATCTCAAAACCCCTGAAGATCTCAGCCAGTTCGATCGCCTGCTGAAGAAAATCAGCGTTGAGGCAGCTCTCAACGCTGAAATGTCCCACCATCTGGGCTACGATAAAAACCAGCCTAAACCGGGTGCCAACTCCCGCAATGGCTATTCCACAAAGACCGTTATCACCGGTGATGGCCACCTGGAACTACGCACTCCGCGCGATCGTGATGGCTCTTTTGAACCGCAACTTGTGAAGAAAAACCAGACCCGGATCACCGGGATGGATAACCAGATCCTGTCGTTGTACGCCAAAGGCCTGACAACCCGCGAAATAGCGGCTGCGTTTAAAGAGCTGTATGACGCTGATGTCGTAAGCGTACAGCGAGGGCCGTATTGACGGGGATGTGTTATTCAGCTGGCAGTGCTATGCGCCACGGAAGCAGTTCGCTGACCCGGTTGACCGGCCAGTCTGCTATGACGCCAAGCACATGGCGAAGGTAGCTTTCTGGATCCACGTCATTCAGTTTGCACGTCCCGATCAGGCTGTACAGTAGCGCTCCCCGCTCACCACCATGATCAGAGCCGAAGAACAGGAAGTTTTTACGACCCAGACTGACCGCCCGCAGGGCATTTTCAGCGATGTTGTTGTCGATTTCCACCCAGCCATCGTTCGCATAGTACGTCAGTGCCGGCCACTGGTTAAGTGCGTACGCGAACGCCTTCGCCAACTCTGAGTGTCGCGACAGGGTCTTCATCTTTTCACGCAACCAGCTTTCCAGGGATTTCAACAACGGTTTCGTTTTTCGCTGACGTTCAGCAAGCCGCTGCTCTGCCGGCATTCCCCTTATATCCGCCTCTATGGCGTACAACTGACCGATCTGCTCCAGGGCTTCTTCCGTCAGTGCTGACGGGATGCGGACGTGCACATCGTGGATCTTTCGGCGGGCATGAGCCCAGCAGGCAGCTTCCGTTATCCCACCATTGCGATACAGCTCGTTGAACCCGGCGTACGCATCCGCTTGCAGCACACCGCTGAAGCAGGCAAGATGAGTCTGCGGATGGATGCCTTTTCTGTCCGGGCTGTAAGCGAACCACACTGCAGGTGCCAACGCTGACCCTGCATTGCGGTCATCACGAACATACGCCCACAACCGCCCGGTCTTCGTCTTCTTATTACCCGGCAGCAGTACCTGGACCGGGGTATCATCGGCATGGAGTTTGCCGTCAGTCATGACATAGCCATGAAGCGCCTCTTCCAGCGGAGACAGCAGCCGGCAGCATGCATCCACCCAGCCCGACAGCAGTGAACGCCTCAGCTCCACACCTTGCCGGCCGTATATTTCTGACTGGCGATACAGCGGGGTGTGCTCTGCATACTTCGAGGTCAGCACGCGGGCCAGCAGCCCCGGTCCGGCGATACCCCGCTCGATGGGCCGCGAAGGTGCAGGTGCCTGCACGATGGCATCGCACTGAGTACAGGCATGTTTTTCCCGTACCGTCCGGATAACCCGGAAGGCGCTACGCATCAACTCCAGCTGTTCGGCGGTATCCTCGCCCAGATAGCTCAGTGAACCGCCGCAGTTCGGGCAGCACGGCGCCGCAGGCAACAGTCGCTTTTCGTCACGGGGTAGTGATTCAGGGAACGGCTTACGGGTGCGGGTCTGACGCAACGGACGCTGTACTGCCGGGTCATACACCCTACCAGTCAGCGTATCGCTCTCTTTCTGAAGCCGGTTCAGATCGGCTTCCATTTGTGCGATACGGCGGGAGACTTTTTCGGAACGACTGCCGAAGTTCATCCGGCGGAGTTTATCCAGCTGCGCCTGCAGATGGTCTATTTCGCGCTCCCGGTTGCTCAGCTTTTCCTGCAGGGCGTGGATCAGCGCTTCCTGTTCGGCCAGGCGCTGTTTCAGCAGGAAGATGTCGTCAGAAGAGATGTCGTTCATAAGCCCGTATTTTACCGGGCTTATTCTGTGACAACCAGGATAAAGAGATTTACAGCATGGTCAGGGAGGTCAGCAGCCGCTTAGGCTGTCGCCAGTCGATACCTTCCAGCAGCATCGCCAGCTGCGCCTGCGTAAGGAACACTTTGCCATCACGGGCTGACGGCCAGGCGAAGCGCCCACGCTCCAGCCGTTTGGTCAGGAGGCACAGTCCGTCACCGGTGGACCACAGCAGTTTAACCTGACTGCCGCTGCGGCCCCGGAAAATGAAAACATGGCCGGACATGGGATCGTCTTTCAGCGCCGTTTGTACTTTCGCAGCCAGGCCGTTGAAGCCATTTCTCATATCGGTGATACCGGCAACCAGCCAAATTTTGGTCCCGGAAGGTAACGGGATCATCGCTTCAGTTCCTGTATCAGCAGAGTCAGGAGCTTTTCGCTGACATTGCCATTGAAGCGGAGCGTCCCGTGCCGGAACGTTACCTCACAGCTGATACTGAGGGTTTCCGGGTCCTCTGCGAGCGATTCTGGCTGTTCGGCAGCTGCATCGAGAGTCACAGGAAGTAGCTGGGGGCTCTCTGAAGAAGGTAATAGCAGCTTTCCCTCGCGCCATTGTTGTCGCCATTTGAACAACAGATTTGCGTTAATGCCATTTTCAAGAGCAAGTTTTGAGATGGATATCCCGGGTTCACAGGAGGCAGCAACGAGCTGCTGTTTAAATTCGGGAGGATAATTAGGGCAGCCTTTTCGCCTGCCGGGAGTCACATTTTTCTGCATATCTGATACTTTGGTTCCCACTACTTATTTGGTGGACACCACTTTGTCTAATTCGTCAGATTCTGACCAGACGGTTCAGGCTGTACGCTTACGTTTTTCGTGTCTTTAAGTGATACCAGATGGTATTGCGCTAAATGTACCAATGGGTATACCAAGAGCACTAAAAACAAAGGGGCAACCACTTTGTAACCCCTTGATTATTTGCAGAAGCGCAGAAAATCGAACTCTGGAACCCTTTCGGGGCATCCTTTTTCAAGAATGAAGAAAAAAATAACTAAAAAATCAAGTTGTTAGGAAGTTATTCATGGCTAGTGTACCAACTCTTTTCTGGGCTAATAGCTATGATTTGTTTGTATTATTTGTCTCTGTCTCTATTATTTTTGACATCCATGCGACTTCTGATATTGATAACCTCAGTTGTGGAGTTCTGTCTGCGCTTCCGGGAGGACGCATATCAAAACTACAGGATCTTCTGTTAAACACTGTAAAGCCATCTACATTGCATGTTGTTGAGTCTAAGATACAATTTTTAGTAGATGATTTATCTGCTATAGGCCTAGATATTTCAGGTTGATGCCAAGTGTGTCCTGAAAAAATACTTTTTATTGAAAATGGCATTTTTATCCTCACATTATGTCTTTCTCTTATAGTGCAATTTAATGTATTTAGAAACATTAAACTATGAATCTAAAAAGGCTACGCAGAGTACTGTTACACTTTAACAAATCATATTTACCACTCTGGAAATGGGATGGCTGGTTCATAAAATAATGAGTCTTTTTCAACGGTTGTTACATTGGTGTACTGATGATTATGCCTTGTCGCTAAGAGCTACCATAACCGTACAGCGTGATTCATCCATGGCGAATAAATCGACTGATAAATCCCCCTGAGTTTCAGCTCTTGCTGTTGGACCTTGCCCGTTTCGCTATGGAACGCGTACCAGCTAGAGAATATTATTCGTTCTCCTCCAATGTTACGCAAGTTTTGTAAACGGTAACCAATCGTGATTAGTCCTGCATGTAACGGACATCAAGCTGTCTGGTTGATTTTTATTGCCAGTAGTTCGAGAGAGCAGACAACTGCGTCCGATGGAAAAATGGGCACGACAGGGTATTCAGGCAACCTCGCTGAGGAGGCTTATGGTACAGATTGTAATGTGAAGTATAAAACGTTAAAAATTCCATTTTAGAAACTAAATAGCTGTAATATAAGTTCGATCTAATCTACTATTTTGACAGACAGATTGTATCAAGAATTAGGGAGTATGAAATAGATGGCAATAACTAGTAAAATTAATTTTGCAACATTTAAATCGAACCATACAGTCAAATTCTAGTGCATATATTTTGTGTGGCTAATATGCAAAAATATTGTTCTATTAGATTAAAATGGCATTCATCTTTGCTGACAATCATTTCCGGAACAAAGGGTTCACGGCTGAGAGGGTGTGGAGCGTTGCGTCGGATAAGTTCAGTGAGTGCATTGTGGTCATATAATGAACATATTTCTGAGTTTTTTGCATTTCTGACAAAAACACCAGTTTCAGGAATGCATAATGTTATCGGGCAATTCAGGTGTTGTTCATGACAGGAAAAGTCTTGATGACTAACAGTAAATGCATGAGAGTTAATTTTGTTTTGTATTGCACTACTGACGTTTTGGCGCGTACATGGGGTTGCACGGCTCTGTTCCATATATAAACGGAATGCCTGCAAAAAAGTATGGCCTCTGTTAAGCTGTATCTCCAGATTTTCTGCGAGAAGGCGATGCCCTCTTGCACTAAGGCGATCCAACAGTCCGCCGGAAACCGGTTCCACGCTAAAACTGTCCATAAATGAAATATGATGAAGTCTCATAGTGCGGCCTCTCACAACAAGCTGTTCACTCTGACTAACTCTTCCGACATGACGTAAAGCCTCCAGTTCACTTTCAGACAATACTCTTTCACTCGAAAAGTTTAATATGACAGGCATATTTTCTCCCTCTTTAGTCTATGTTATTGAACCATATTGGTGACAGGAGTCAAGATACTAAATATGTGATAGGATTCAAACAAAAAATTAAATTTTGAACGAATGCTATTTACACATGTATTTTTTAATTAAAATGATTGTATACAATTTTTGTAAGCAAATTTTAATGAAAAGGATTTGTTATGCCAGTAAATGCGACAGGTGTGTCCTTCAGCTCTTTTGGTATCAGTTATCATAAAGATAATTCTTTCCGGGGCACCATCCGTGGGAAGAATGATGAGGTCGTGAAGTGTTCAATGGGAGAGCGCTCTATCCGCTTTAATGTTAACAAATTTAGCGGCTGTATACTGGAGACGGTAAGCAGGCAGAGTACTAAAGATATTCATGGATGGGTAAGTGATGAACGGACAGTATATCCGTCAAGGGTTATCAACCAAGAGATTGATAATTGCTGCCTTCAAAAAAATGCAAAAATTTCTTCTGAAGAGAGGAAAATGGTCTTTTCTCTTGTAAGTAAGGAGTTTGAACTAACTCTTGATGTTAAAGCGGCACAAAGTTCTATTAATCATATAATAATAGGAAATGCTTCTTTTGGCAAAAAAATGGATGCTCTTTGCGATGGTATGAGCCGAGCTGTAAAAAACAGTACAACAGATTACATAGCAAACGTGCTTGCAGACAAGTTTTATCAGAAACATATCGCCCCGGGTGTTGATATTGTAAAACTACGAAATGAAATCCCAGGTTATATGAGTCGTGTTATACAGGGGTAAGGTTGGAGGAGGCTATGCGCCAGTATCATTGGTTTTCATCCTGTAAAAAGATATGAGTAAAATATACAACAGGCGTTACACTATATGTATGTATCCAAATAACTCATAGTTCACCTGTACAGTTATAAATCGTAAAGAAAATTGCAGCGCGTCGTACGCAGAAACGTGCTGTGATTGACTATTTATAGCTTTGTCACAACGACAAGATTCAGTAGTGTTTACACGGGCGGGAGAAATGACGGAATAACTAAATAGCTGCGCCTAATATCGCACATTTTTGCCAGCCCATGTTTGCCTTCGGGGAATGGACTGACGGATTCCATAAAATGGCGAACTTTTTCAATAGTTGCCACATTGAGCGGCACTGATGATTACGCGTTATTGTGGCGTGAAGTATCTGCCATAGCTATTCAAAATGATTCACCCATGGAGATTAAACCGGCTGATAAATGACTCTGCACTTCGGTTTATCCTTCAGCCAGCGCTGGGTTTCCCGGCCTTTGTGGATAATGTAGTTGTCCTCGAGCAGCGTGATGGTTTTCGTCCGACAGTATGTAGCTTTAAGCCGCTTCAGCAGTCTGATGAACAGCGCCGAACTTTTGCTGTTGGCGCCCACACAGCTGACTTAACCTGTCCCGCTGTGCAGCGCTACGTCCAGAGAATATTTTTCATTTTGTTCCGGCGTGACCCCTCGTTTTTGCTTCCCGAGCAGTTTCCAGTCCGCACCGATTTTGGGATTAAGATGGATAAATACTTCATCTTCATAAAAGACCGGATGCTCTGTGCTGCATTCGTCCAGTGCGTTATGGATTGTTGCCATCTTTTTATCTTTAGGCGGGGCACGGATACGTAGAGTTGGCGCAGCCCTTCGCCACACAAGCCCCACAGACGACAACCAGCGGCGAATGGTTCCAGCATGTAACAGGCAGCCGGTTATCTCATTGATTTTTATTGTCAGCAGTTCTGTACTCCAGCGTGAATAATTGTAGCCAAAGTCGCGAGTGAATATTTTACCTGTTCACGTAATAGTGTGTAGATATGCGCAAACGGCCAGCGGCGGGCTCGCTCGGCAGGTAATGATTTCAGTCCCTCAACACCCGACTGTGTGAACTAGTTAATCCAGCGCCCAACAGAGGAACGGGCGCAGCATAGTGTGCGGGCAACGTCGCTGACACGGTCGCCCCGGTGCAGCATCAGCATGGCTGTCAGCCTTTTATGGATGGCTTTCTGTATTAGGCGTCGTTCGTCACGGGAAATTGGTGGTATGATCGACATTGCTCAGTCCGGTTGGTGATTTGTATTGATTTGGCGATTGATCAGATCGCACAATCGGGTTGAGTTCCCTCTAAATGATCTACTATTCTGCGCAGCTATTTAGTGAGTATATATTTTATGCTTATAAATTAGATTAAAATAATCCTACAATTATTCTGATGGAGTATTGCTGTGGAGGATGGCTTTTTGTTAATTATCGAAAAGTAAGATATATGCTTTAGGGATAAAATTATGCCATTTTCATTTAATTTGTCTTCTGGAAATTACTTGTCAACACAAGATGTTGAAGTTTTACAACGTGCGACCAGAGATCATCAAATGGAAAGACTCACAATAGGAGAATGATCGTTTTCTGTTCGCTATCAGAGTGCTATGGACGCTTTTATTGTAGATCCTGTTCAAGGGGAACTATATTCGGGTTTAAGCCATACAGAACTAGCCGATATCATTAGATTGGCTGATTCTGTTGAAAATCAATTGAATGGAGGCAATTCATTTCTTGATGTATTCAGTACATATATGGGGCAGGTTATTTCTGAATTTATGCATAGTAATGATAACAGAATTGAATTGTTACAGCGGCGATTACATTCATGTTCATTTTTAGTTAATATTGAAGAAATGTCTTACATAGATGAAGCATTACAGTGCCCGATTACGCTGGCAATTCCTCAACGAGGTGTTTTTTTAAGAAATGCTGAAGGTTCCAGAGTATGTAGTTTATATGATGAAATGGCTCTTTCTCGTATAATTAATGATGGGATGCATCACCCACTAAGCAGAGAGCCAATAACATTATCAATGCTTGTGGCCAGAGAGCAGTGTGAGTTTGATTGCAGTATCGGTCACTTTACGGTGAGGAGTGATTGTTATTCAGTGTAGACTCGGTACACGATTTTGTGTGAAGAGACTCTTATTAAAAGTTAGCATCAAAGCGGTCATCAAACTTGATAATAAAGTGACTCATTGCTATTCGCTGGTCCTTAAGGGATGTATCGTGAACTGAATAGCAAGTAGCCACCGTCCTGATTTCAACGCATTATCAGGCGCTTCTGAAGCGGCATACCTGCATGACAGGATGAGTGCAAAGGGGCGCTGTTACGATAATGCTAGGGCGGAAAGTTTCTTCCACTCACTAAAAGTCGAATGCATTTACGGCTAATATTTTATGAGTCGGGAAATAATGCAGACGGCTGTGTTTAATTAGATCTAGTGTGATTACAATCGGTGGTGCCGACACAGTACTTGTGGCTGTCTCAGCACGGAACTGTTTTGAAAAACAGAACCTTGATTAGGGCTGTGTCCACATTACGTAGGTAGGATCACCCCACAGGCACCACATGTCATGCATGGATTAGGATTGAATGATAAATCGTAAAGAAAACTGCAACACCTCGCGTGTAGCACCTGGTTAGCGAACTTTCGAAAGTACGAGTATTGTATGATTTCCAGCAGTTATCAATTTTACGTATTAATCAGTGAATCAACAACTCGTCAGCAGACTCTCTTTGCTGTTGAATTTTTTGGAACGTGTATAGGGCAGAAATTTTTGTTTTGGGACATGGTTGGGACGCCGTAGTACATACGAACTCTGCCGAATAACGTATGATATTATTTTTTAATCTCTTGGAATACATTATAGAAACAGAATGCTCTTGGGCGATTTTTAGTGATTGTTTAAATAGCCCTGTCATGCAGTTAAAGTGGCGGGCATCCTCTTCAAGGATGGTGATCCTCAACCGCACCCATTTAGGATGCGACTATTGTGGTAGAACAATGTAAACCATAATTAATCTGCGTGCGGATACATGCTTCATAGATAGGATATTCTGGTTTGGGTTGTGAATGTGTTGGTCATCGAGTGGACAATAAGGTAAGAGGAGTAACTCCTGCAAAACAAAAAAAGAGTTCAACAAAATCAATCAGTTAAAAACACGAGAGATCTGTATAAAAAAGCATCGTAAATTCTGTATTTTTCCTTTAAATATAATATGTTATTGAGTTTTGTAAAATCTACCAGTGTGGTACATGGATATCGATACCACGGCTAAGTATAAATCTGGTGTTACTACCGTGAAAGACTCGGTACGACTGGATCCGTGGGTGTTTATGTTCTCCGCAGGATATCGTTTTTAATTTTCTCTGCAAAACCTCTGCAAAACCCCTCTGCAAAACTGGTCATCAAATGACCAGTTTTTTCCATTCCTTACCGCGTGCGTCGTTGTAAATATCGGTCATTTTTTGATTCGAATGGCCTAGCAAAATTTTGGTATCAACCCCCTGCTCTCTGAACAATCGCTCTGATAAAGATCTCTGCTCATGGAAAGAGGGTGGGGTGCCATTAGCACGCCAGTTGTAATCCACAGAATCCCGGGCTTTTTTAAATGCAACGGTTAATGTTGCTGGCTTAACCATCCCGCCGCGCTTAGCTGTCCCTTTCGCGTGATGGTGGTGCAATAGCCACGGACTAAGAACGCAATCGCGGCAGGATGACACCACATCATCCAGGGTGAGATTTAATTTATCGCAACGCAGAGCCAGAGGGATGGCAATCCGGGTTCCTGTTTTTTGCTGTTCGACATGAAGATAACCATCCCGGATATCCGAAAATTGCATTTTGCAAATATCTGAAAGGCGCTGGCCTGTCATCAGTGCCAGCAGCATACCGCGCTGTAAAAAGTAACCATCCTTTTCCGCTGCGTTATAAATCATCATCCACTCATCAAAAGTCAGTCGCTGTCTTGATATCCGCACCTGCGGTTTTTTTGCAGATTCTGCAGGGTTAAAGCCTGGCGGGACATCGCCCGTTTGCTGAGCTTCCCGGAAAACATCGATCAGTACTTTCCTGAAAATTTGTCCCATTCTGTTATGTCCTCTGGCCTTGTACTCTTCCAGTACTGATACCACATCTTTTACGGTTATGGCATCTAACGGTCTGGTGCCAAAACGTTCATCAAATACCCTGAGAGGGGCCGCTTTCTGTTTCAGCGTGTTGAGTTTGATCTCGCCGTTTTCATATCTTTCCTGTTGAATTTTTCTGTAATTATTCAGAAAAATGGTAACGGTTGATGAACCGCCGGTATCACTAATAATTTTCTCCTGCAGACTGAGCATTTGTTCCATTTGCTGCCGGGCAAGACGGCTGTTCGCTTCTGCTGCAATAGTTTCTGCCAGTTTCTGGTCAATACTGCCGAGACCGTGATTTTTGCCTGTTATGGGATGCCTGTAACGCCAGTAAACTTTGTTATTTCTTTTGTCAAAATACGGAGATAATCCCGGAACATCGGTTTTATATTTTCGCGGGCGCGCCATCTTCCAGTATCCTCTTCAAAGCAGGGTGATCTGTGGCGATCACCTCCGGCTTGTTTACCATTCCGACAAAGCGAGCTTGCGGATCCACTCGCCAGCGTCTTCCAACTTTTTTGGGGAGAGGAAATATCATTCCGGCTTTAGCGTATTTACTTAACGTACTCGGAGTAGGGACCGGTTCACTGAATTCCTCTTTTGCCCACTCAGTGAGCAGAATAAGTCTTGCCATGAGCGTCGTTCGCTAATCATGGTCGCCGCCACTATAGCTGGTGGGCAACGACCGGGGTTGAACATTAAAAATCAGCCTGATTCGGGATCAGTTTTTGCCAGATAGCTGAAACGTATTTTGCCTGGTAACGAGCGTCATCCAGCGCATTGTGGCGCTCACCTTCGAATGGGATAGCAGTTCTGGCATCGAAGTCTATGGCTTTCCCCAGCTCAACGATTGTGCGTACATCGCGATCGTTGTAGTAACGCCACGGGCAGGGGATCCCCTGCCGTTCGTATGAACGGCGCAAAATCGTGTTGTCGAAGTTGGCTCCATTTCCCCAGACCTGAACAAAAAATTCACCGGAGTTTTCGTCGATAAATTCCCGCAATTGTAACAGTGCATCATCTAACGGGATTTCATCGGTCATAATGGCAGATTGCGCTTCGCGTGATTGCTTAAGCCACCATTTAATGGTGTCCCGATCAATGACTCCGCCAGCAGTTTCCAGATCGATAGTCTTACTAAATTCCGGTCCCATATCTCCGGTTTGCGGATCGAAAAATATTGCACCTATTGAGATAATCGGGGCATCAGGATTTTTTCCCATGGTTTCAAGGTCGATCATTAGATGGTCACACGTCCTGCTGGTGGATGTGATAATGCGATGACCGTTCACCGTAATTAAGGGATCTGCCGTCTCGCCAGTTTCACTATCGCTGGCGTGGTCCTGAGCGCTGCCAGCATTCTCCTTGTGTGGATGTTCAGCGCCTTCCATTTTCTCCGAATCGTCTTCCTGAACTTCAACCAGGTTCTTGTCATCGAATGTTTCCTGGTATGTTGCGTCGCCCATCACCGCGCCACAATCAGGGCAGTTGCCGCCACTCCTCTGACCGCAGGCGGTGCAGATCTTTTCCGGTTCCTGTTGCACTACTGGTTCAGGTTGTTTCGTTTCTGGCTCGTTTTGTTGCGTATTTGGGCTGTTCTGTTCCGCTTTCTGGTCGTTCTGTTCCGTTTCTGGCTGATTCTGGTACACAGAATCGCGGGTCTGGATCCCCTTAATCCATTTCGGATCATTCGGGTCGCTAATCCCTTCAACAAATTCTACCGCGAGAGGCAGCCAGTAATTTGTCTGCATCGACAGGATTTTGGGGCGGAATGTTTTTCCTGGCTTCATGGAGTTCTGCCCGCAGTTTCTGATATTTCGCATCAACAGAATTTATCTGTGGCTGAGCATCCATCGACTGCGTGTCCTGATTATGTTCAGTTGTATCCGGTTCCACTGCTTCAGTCGTTGCCTGTTCATCTGCCATTGCGCCAGATGGCTGCGGTTTTTCTTCATCATCCTGTTTTCCTTCTTTTGTTACACGCTGCGGCATTGGAGCAGAGGAGCGACCGCAGGCAATATCCACGATTTCTGGATCAGGGTTGGCATGGTCGGTTTCGGTCAGTACTTTGTTCAGATATTCGGTAACACGGTGGGGAGTAGCCTCGATACCAATTGGTGCTTCTTTCACGGACGCAACCACTATCGCGCGGGAATAATCCAGGTGACCAGGCATGGCGATGAATTTGTCACGAAAAACAGAAAAGGGCGGCTTATTCTCTGAAACGATTTCTTCAATGCGTTTGGCGTGTGCCGGATGTGGATTGTAAATATCGATGTCCATTGAACGGGCCAGAACGCCAGCGGCAACGTCACGTTCTACTGACGCATCATCGTGGACAAAACCTTCACCGCGATCGGTAAGAATTCCTCCGCCAGCATTAGCGCCGGATGGCGTGCGGCTGATGCGTAAAACACGATTTCCTTTCATCCACTCTTTTGTCAGCAGACCTCGATCGGTATAGTCAGCGTCCAGGTATGCTTCGAAAAAAGCAGTCATTAACCCCAGACTGGAATTAACGGGATTAGGGAAAACTTTGTCTGTGTCGCGTACCAGTTTGTGAAGGTCGCGAATCTCCAGCGGGTCGAGCAGCTTTGTGTTGTGGGAAATAGCCAGGGCAGTAACAGCAGGCAGTTCTTCAGCTCGTGCGATATGTAATGCCTGAAGTTCTTCCCGTGAAACGTGCGTTACCGGTTTTTCGCTGCCATGTTGCGCAAGCCAGCGAATGGGCAGTTCCTGACCGGAAATCGGCAGGAGCATATTATCCTCAATCTCAGCCATGTCTTCGCCATTGACGTTGGTATTGTCAGAGCTGGCTGGTTTGTCCTGAACTGAGGGGGAAGGCGCTATAAATATCATTGTGATGCCATCTTCCCCGCCTTTTTCATAGCGGTTGCAGAATTCAGTATCGAACACACCTTCAGGCGGCAGGTCATTAACAATGGGCAAATTCACGCGAACAGGTTTTTTGAAATCCTCTTCGTCAAATCCAGCATCGTCCATTGCGACAACACCCCGTGATATTGCAACCGATAATTTTTTTGCTGTGCGCCAGTAAAAACCGCCTTTAATCCCAAGGCGTTTTCTGACTTTGTCATTTTTGGCTTCGTAATACAGTGCAATTTCTTCTTTATCAGTGCTCATTGATAAACCTCATAACTATTTTAAGGTTGTACGAATCCCTGCCATTGCTGGCATGCTTAATCAACGGGTATGGCGTTAATACGGCTGGCGGGTTATCCAGCCGGTATTTCGTTATTCAGGTACAGCGATACTTTGTTTAACGGGAGACATTCACCGGAAATTTTTTGCTCGTCTCTTGCCTGATGGCAGGATTCTTTACTGGCATAAATTCCGGTAATCACATTCTGTGGCTCACCTGTTATAAGAAAAACCGTCATCATCAGTGCAAACG